CTCAGCTTATCTCTTTAAACTTCAAATCGGAAAAAGCCGCTAATATGGCCTATTCAGATATTGTAAAAAGTTTAAAGAAAGATGCTTTAGGAAATTGGGTGAATGAAAACGGAACTAGTATTAATGAGACGGTGTCAAGTTATGCTAAGGATGAGGCTAATTCATTTCTTTTTTCTGTTAAAGCGAACACTGGAACTGGAATAACTCCAGCCAAACCAAGTACAGGAACTACTCCTGTGTCATCTATAAAAGATATGTCAACCGATGAAATGCTTAATGCTGTTGCAAAAGGGCAAATTAAGGTTGCTGGAGATTGGTCTCAATAAGACCTATCTTTTATAATAATAACCGCACAGTTATGTGCTTTAAATAATAAAAGGAAAATAAATAAATGACTGTAATAAGTTCAAACTTTAATAACATTGCAAGAGCAATTTCTGCTTACGAACAAGCTGGAAGAGCAGATGCTGCGTTATTAACATCAACTGCTATGGTTGGTTCTGACGCAAGAATCAATGATTCAGGTGAAAATTACACTGGTACATTAAGATGGTTAGATTTTACTGATCCAACTACTTTTAACAAACAGAACGAAACTGCTACTGATGTTGCTATTAATGAAATGGCAGTATCAAATAAATCAGCAGTATATATCAAAAATATTGATCATATCGCTGCACAAGAAATGTCAGTTCAAAAGCTAATCTCAAAAGTTGATGGTTTATCATACTTAGGATCTCAATTTGCTTCAGTTAGAGCAAGAAGAGAAGATCTACAATTAAGATCTATCCTAAATGGTGTATCTGACAAAATTTGGGGTGCAACTACAATTGGTACTTCTGATCCTGCTGCTAAAGTTGGTACTTTTGGTTTCTATACTGGTTCTGATGCTAGTGATGATCCAAATCCATTATTTGCAATTGAAAACACAACTAACAATAGATCTGCTTTCTTTGATACTCTATTAGATGCTATCACTGAAGTTAAAGGTGAATTTGAAGAGCCTTTCTACTACTTAGTAGTTGATACTGCAACTTACAACATTATGAGAAAACAAAACGTTCTTGATGTTGCTCCAGTTGTAGACGGTAACTTCAATTTCTCTACTATTCTAGGTGGAAAAATTAGACTTATTATTAACAACCAATCGTTAACTGCTAACCTACCTGCAGGCTTAAAAGTATCTTACTTAGCTAAAGCTGGATCTGTACATTATTCTGATATTGCACAGACTAATCCAACTGCTATTGAAAGAAACGAACTAGCTGGTAATGGTGGTGGTCTTGTTACTGTTTTATCTAGATGGGGTAATATAATGCACCCTAAAGGATTCTCATGGGCTGGAAGTGCAACTGCATATCCTGCTAATGCTGATCTTGCTCTAGGTACAAACTGGACAGTACATGCTACTAACGTTAACCAAATTGGTTTATTCCCAATTTATCACGGTTAATATTATAACTATTAGATACGGAGAAAAATAATGGCTTTACAAAAAGGATACAATTCATTTGTAACTATAACAGAAGCAGAAAGTTATTTCTATGATAGACTTAACCAATCTGCATGGGATAGTGCTACAGATGAAACTGTTGAACGAGCTTTAGTAACAGCCACAGGAATTCTCGATAACTTGGATTGGGGTGGAACGGCTGTGCCTACCGCCCTTTATCCTTTATCGTGGCCTAGAGATATTACTTATTGGGATACAAAATCTGGTGGGTATGAAACTTTAGAAGACGATAGATCAACAACAAGTTATGGAACTTTTCCTGAAGATATCAAAAAAGCTACCTATGAGTTAGCATTACACTTGATTAAAAATATGAGCACAATAGAAGATCAATCATCAGGTTCGCCTAGATTGAAAGATTTAAAAGTTGGCTCTATTTCTTTAACATTTGATTTAGGATCTGGAATTAGTAATTTTAACGAATTACCTGACCATATTCGAAATATAATTGTTAAATTTGATAATCCTGCTAGTTCTGCAACTAATAGAGGAGTTAAAGTTAGTGGAGGTGCTTAATGAGCTACTCAAAACTAATTAAAAATAATGTAAAAATGGCATTTAATGTCATAGGTGATCTTGGTGAAGATATAGTGTTTACAAATAAAACTGTAAGTAATTATAACTTTACTACACAATCTGTTGATACTGCTACTGATACTTCTTTTACTGCGAAAGCGGTAGTTGAAAATCAATTCAGAACTAACGATGATACACCTAGACTAGAATGTAATTTAATGTTTGATTCAGATTATTTAGATTCTAAGAAAATTGATAATTACGACACTGTTGTATTTAGAGGTAAAACTTGGAAAATAAATAAATTTGAAGATAATAATTATGTTATTACTTTAACTGTTGGAAGGGAATCTTAATGGCTACAATATCACAAATGTTGACAGCTGTTGAAGGTTTGTTTGCTTCCACCGCTTGGACATCTAATAACATCAAAGCATTTCCTGCGAATTATCAAGGGGAAATTAATGCTGAGGAATGGATACGGGTTTCCGTATTACCATTTTCTTCAGAATTAGCTTATCAAGATGTAATAGCAAACGGTCAAATTGTATGTAATATATTTGTTCCAGCTGGAGCAGGTATGAAAAGAGCATATCAAATTGCTGATTTACTAAAAACATTATTAGATCAAGAAGTAATCTCTGGATATCTACAAACAACTAATAGCTTTATAACAAACATTGGGATTGACCCAAAAGACGCTGGTTTATATAATGTAGACTATACGGTCAATTTCAAATCAATTTAACCAAAAATAATATAAAGGAAGAAAACAAAAATGGCTCTAATTTCAAATATAGGTGCTGGTATTTTCACTAAACTAAAATACAAAGCTGATAGTAACTATACTTTACCAACTTCAGATTCTGAACATCAAACCTTCATTGGTGTTGGTGGTGATTTTGAAAATGCGGTAGATGTTACTAACATCAGAGAATTTCCTTCATTTGGTAAACCTGCTAACATTGTTAACGTACCTAGTTACGGACAATCTGTAAGTAGCCAAATACAAGGACAGTCTGATGCTCCAACACTAGAATTTAGTTTGAATTATGTACCAAGTGTACATGATACAATTCAAGCTTTAGTTCAAGATGGATTAACATATGTATTTCAGTTGGATGTAAAAAATTCAGCTACTGGTGCAAATGCTGCATTTTACGTAAAAGGACAAATAGCTTCTTTTGAAGTATCTCCAAATTTGACTGATTCAAATCAGGCAACTTTGACTTTAAGTACTTCAACTGACTATACTGGTCCGTTTGCTGACGCATAATAAAATATATATTAGGCTGGGTTTAATTACCCAGCTTAATTAAATTGTATAGGATAAAATCATGGATAATAAACCATTTAATAAATATTATGTATTAAGAATAACTTCTTTACACATAAAAAAATCTGTAGATACATCAATAAGAAAAACTTATGATAGGCTGCAGGACGTAGATAATAAAGTCGAGGTCTTTGAAACATTAGATATTTTACATAAAATTAGAAAAATGATGGAAGACTTTGAATCGAATAATAAACATTTATATATAAAACCCTTAGAGGAAATTAAAAATGAAACACATAAAGATAATAGAGATAACGAAGAAAGTACCGTTCCTGGATCAGGAAGTGGAGATAAAACAACTAACAGTTAGAGGTATAAAGGATTTACAAAAAACATTAGATGTAAATAAAACCGATGATGTTGCTGGTATAAAAACTTTAAGTGCTATATTTAAACAAACTGTTGTAGGTGCTAATGAAATGGAAGATTCAGATTTTGAAAACTTTCCGATTAAAGCATTAACTGAACTATCACAAGAAATTCTTGTATATAATGGTTTAGCTGCATCAGATGATAAAGGTGGTGAATTGGGGAAGAAGAGTTAGCAGAATATGAATTGGCTCATCAATTAGGTGTTACATTAGATCATATTTATAATATGTCCAGCAAAGAATATATGGGTTGGATTAAATATTTTGAAACAAGACCGTACGGTTGGAGAGAAGATCATAGATCTGCTATATTGGCTCAAACAACTTACCAAGGTACTAAACCACTTAAGGTAAAAGAATTATTTCCATCATTAAATATGTTTTCAAAAAGCGAAGAACAAAAAGATATTAAATTAGAAGCTGGCTTTAATGAATTAAAAAAGATAGCTAAAAGAAATAATATAACTTTTATGGAAAATAAAAAATCTGAAAAATGATAGTATGGGCGGTGTAAACTGCCCACTTGAAAGGTAATTATGAGAGACACGAAGAAAATAACTGCATATGCCCTTATCAATAAAAAGAGAATTAAAGAACAAGAATTATTTAAAAACCTTAAAAAAGAAGTTAACACTGGTGCTAATGGTACACAAGGTTACATTATTAAAAAAGGTATCAACAAAGGCAAAAAAATATAATGGCAATAACTACTATAGGTTTAAAATCAGCCGCTATAAATTTAGCTAAAGATATTGATAAGGCAATTGAACAAGAATTTAGAGCAAGAGCATTAAAAGCTTTTGCTGACGTAAAATTAACAACTCCAGTTGATACAGGACAAGCTAGAAATAGCTGGTACATTGGATACACTGAAACATACTATAATCAAAAAACACCTATATCATCAAACATTAATATATTGGTTCCTAAAGATAAACCTGAAAAAATTATTGTTACAAATGGTACAACATATATAGAGTTCCTTAATAATGGGCATTCTCAGCAAGCACCTACTAAATTTATAGAGGCTGCTTTTAGAAGACATTTTGATACAGTTAGTATTGAAGTAACTAACGGATAAAGGAAACATGGCTGTAAAATTAGACATAATTGCTAATGTAAAGGGACAGAGCGAAATAGGTAAATTACAATCTGGTTTAAATAAACTAGGTACAAATGCTACTATAGCTTCAAAAAGATTAAAAGGTTTAGAAGTAGCCGCTGCAAGATCAAGATCTACTTTTGCTGCACTTGGGACAACTTTAAAAGTTGGTGTTGCTGCATCATTAGCTGCTGTAACTTTTGGTATTGGTAAATTTGTTAAAGATACATTTGCTGCAGGTAGACTTACTGAATCACTTCAAGTAAGATTTAAACTATTATTCAATTCGACAACAGAGGGTGCAAAAGCATTTGAGGAAATGAATAAGTTTGCTAGCAAAGTACCTTTCTCACTAGAAGCGATTGCTGCAGGATCTGGTAACCTAGCCGTTATATCTAAAGATGCTGGAGAATTATCTAAAATATTAGAAGTAACTGGTAACGTTGCTGCAGCTACAGGATTAGACTTTAGACAAACTGCTGAACAAATTCAAAGAGCATTTGCTGGTGGTATTGCTGCCGCTGATGTATTCAGAGAAAGAGGCGTTAGAGCAATGTTAGGTTTCGAAGCTGGTGCTAAAGTATCAATTGAAGAAACTAGAAAGAAATTCTTTGAAGTATTTGCTAATGGTGGTCAATTTTCTAAAGCAACAAAAGACTTTGAATCTACATTAGAAGCACAGGTTTCATTTGTTGAAGATGCTTACTTTAGATTTAGACAAGCTGCTGCACAACCCTTATTTGCAGGTGTAAAAGAACAAGTAATTGCTTTGGTTGGTAATTTTAAAGCAAATGATAAACAATTAAAAGAATTAGCTAAAACTGTAGGGGAAAGATTAGCAGGTGCTTTTAAAAGTGTTGAAAACGGAATTAGATTTGTATCCGACAATATTGATATTATAGTTAAATCATTTAAAATATTTATTGGATTAAAATTAGCAAACTTTATTATAGGTATTGGTGCACAATTTGCTCAATTAACTATATTAATTAAAGCGTCAACAGCTGCTATGTATGGTTTTAATGTTGCTGTAAGAGCAAATTTAATAGGACTTCTTGTAACAGGTATTCAAATTGCAGTTATAGCTGTAGTAGCTTTTAGTGATGAACTTAAAGCCCTTGGTAAATATTTGATGGGTAATTTTAATGATAATTTAAATAAAATTAAAATAAACTTTTTAAAATTTAAAAATGTACTTAGCATAGGCGATGAAGATGTTAATCTTGAGGCTATAAAAAACTTACAACGTGAATTAGATGGTACTGCTGAAAAATGGAGAGCATTAGCAGATGCCCAAGAAGCATATCGAACAGGTAAAGGTCCATTATCAAGAGCAGATAGATTTAAAGATTTTAAAGGTGCTGATCCTAGAGGGGATATGGCTCGTGAAGATAATATAGCAGCAATTAAAGCAAAAGAAAAATTAATGGCTTTGGATAATAGAATTTTTCAAATGAATAAAGATTTTATTCGTGATCAAGGTAAACTTAATGCTGCTCAAACAACATATGGTGATCTTTTAAAAAGTTCTGGCATTGAAGCTAAAAATATTTCAAATACAATTAGTACAACATTACTAGATGGAATGAGACAAAATCTTTCAGTATTAGAGAATATAAAAAATATTTTTAGAAATGTATATCAAACTGTATTAGATACTATTATTTCAAAAACTATTGAATTACAAATAGAAAAATTATTTGAAAAACTTGGTGAGAAAAAAGTTCAAAACCAAAAAGAAATTACTAATGAATATGCAAAACAATTAGGATTAGCTACTGCAACTGCGGCTGTTAATAGTGCAAGTTCAGGTAATAGTTTATTTGGTTTTTTAGGTTTTAATAAAGGTGGAGTTGTACCAGGTGGTGCACCTTACACTGACAGGATTCCTGCAATGTTAACACCAGGAGAAGTTGTTATACCAAGAGGTCAAGTTGGACAACAAGGTTCAGTAACTAATAATACAATTAATATAAGTGGTAATGTTGATCAAAGAGCAATAGATCAAATTAGAGCAGTTATATCATCAAGTCCATCACATGTTGGTGGTGCTAATAAAACTTTCAGTAGAAATACTTCTGGATTAAGTATGAGGAGAAAATAATGTCAAAAATATTTGAATATACAAATGATATATCATTAAATAGAACAGCCAGAGTTAGAAGATCAATATCTAATTCAGGTTATGCTAGACAAGAAAGAGGCAGTCCGACATTTTATTCTATGGAAGTAAATTTACCATTATTAACTAAAACAAAATATGATGAAGTTGAATCTGAATTATTAGGTTTAATAGATGGTATTGATTTTAAAACAACTAGTTTACCATCAAATATTAATTTAACTTTTGCTAATGGATCTATAATTGCACAATCTGGTTTAACAATTACAGTTGTTGATGCTAATACAAGCGGAGTTGATGTTCAATTAGCTAATGTAGATAATTCAAGTAATGTTAAGGCTGGTGATTTTATACAATTTAGTTCAAGCACAAAAGTTTATCAAATTAAAGAAGATGCTACTGCAAGTTTTAATACAATTAGTTTTAAATTAATGACTGGTGCAATTAATCCTATTGTAAGTCCTAACACTTTTACTTATGGTAACGGAGTACAATTTAAATTGTTATTAAACGGTAGACCAAATGTAACAGTTGTACCTGGTCCAGGATATAACTATTATGCATATGGATCTTTTGAATTTCAGGAGGTTTTATAATGGTTAGAGTAATAGATTCAGTAACTTTAGCTGAAACAAATAGTACTAAAACTTATCCTATTGAATTAATTAAATTTCAAGTTACTTCAGATAATGCTGATAGTTTATTTTTAAATACAGGTTACACAAATATTACATATAACAGTGATACATATTTACCTGGTTCAAATGTAGTAAGTTTATCTGCTGTTGAAGAAACTAAAGATGTAAAAACTAATGCAATAACTATAAAACTAAATGGTATACCAAATACAATTATAGCTGCTTTAGAAAATGTAAATGCTATAGGTGGTATAGTTACAATATATCAAGCCTTTTGGAATGAAGAAACTGGAGCAATCCAAGGTCAAGTTTATCAAAAATGGCAAGGTATAATTAACTCACATGCAGTTGATGAAGAAAATACTGAAAGTGGTAATGTTAATATAACTGTAGAATGTAAAAATATAGTAGGTGCTATATTAAATACTAAGTCAGGTAGATTTACATCTGATAGTTCATTTAAAAAATATACAAATAATGATGCATCTATGGAATTTGTTGCCTCAATGGTTGACTTTAATCCTAGATTTGGTGCAGAAGATTAATAAGAAAAGAGAATAAAATATAATGATAAGAATTGGAGAATATAAAGACGTTGATCAAGGTGTAAAATTGCTTGAACAACATAGAATGGAATTTGATTTTGGTCAATTTAAAGAAGACAATACGGAATATTATAAAGGCTTAATGGAAGCAATAGCTAAGGATAAAACTGCAATAATATCAGAAAATGATGGAGTTATTGATGGTGTATTATTAGGAATGAAAATACCTAATCTATTAAATCCACAAATAACACAATTACATGTTTTATTAACTTGGGTTAATCCCAATAAAAGAGGATCCTCAATATTTTATAGAATGAATAAAATGTTAGAGAAAGAAATAAAAAATCATAAAGAAGTTAAAGATATAATTTTTTATTCTATTCCAAAAACTAATATTAATTTTAATAAATTGAACTATAAAGAATTTCAATCAATGTACAAAAAGGAAATTTAATTATGGCAGCAGCCGCACCTATTATCACGGCAATTACAGCAACAGGTGTTAAAGGAATGATAGCTAGATTTGTACTATCAGTAGCAGTATCATTTATTGCAAACAAATTATTTGCTCCAGATGTACCTTCTGGTCCAGGAATAGCCGATCAAGCCCCAGATCCTGGTGTTAGACAAAGAATAGCTTCTGATCCTGGTAATAAATTACCTGTCATTTATGGACAAGGTAGAGTATTTGGTTCAATTACATTTGCTGATATAACATCTGATAACCAAACAATGGCATTTATTATTACATTGTGTGAAGGACCTATTGAAAATATTGGTCAAATATGGTGGGATGATTATAAATTAACTTTAGATAGTGATGGTAATGTAACAACTGCAACAGATTCACAAGGTGGAACTGATGATTTTTTAAATGGAAATTTGACAGTTAAAAAATTTAAAGCAGGTGGAAGATGTTCTCCTATGGAAACATTTTCAAGTAAATGGGCAAGTAATGCTGTAAACAGAACAATGCCCAATGTTGCATATTTATATGTAGAATTAAAATATAATAGAGATGAATCTGTAACTGGTTTAACAAGTAAATTAGGGGCAGAAGTTCAAGGTAAATTAGTTAGAACATTTAATGGATCTACTTTATCAAGTGGTACATCTTATTCAAATAATCCTTCTGAATGTTTATTAGATTATTTAACTAGTACTGTTTATGGTTGTGGTGATGTAATGAGTGATAGTGATATTGATTTAACTACATTTGCATCTCATAAAACATTTTGTGATACTTTAATTACACACACAGATAAAGATGGTAACAATACAACAGCAAAAAGATATACAACAGATGGTGCTATAAATACATTTGATGAAAGAGATTTAAATGTTTCCGATTTAGTTGTTTGTTCTCAAGCTATATTTTCTTATCATTTAGGTAAGTTTCAAGTTATTTCTGATACTACAGGATCATCTGTAATGTCATTTAATCCAGATAATATGTATGGTGATGTTACAATAGTTAATGATGGTTTTAATAGTGCATTAAATAAAATGAATATTTCATTCTCTTCTTATGATCAAAAATATCAAGATGATCAAGTATTTTTAAATTTACCTGATAACTTAAAATCATATAATGAGCCTGAATTAGTTCAAGATACAAGATTTAAATTTGTAAATAATAATATAATGGCTGAAAGACTTGGTCATATTATTGTTAAAAAATCAAGAGATAATTTAATTATTTCATTTAAAACAGATACAAGGGCTTTAGCATTACAAGTTGTAGATATAATATCAGTTACAAATAGTACTTATGGTTTTACTGATAAATTATTTAAAATTAATTCTATTACTGAAAGTGATATGAATGAAGATGGTGTATCAGGTTATTTAATTACTGCTCAAGAATATAATGCAGATGCATATACAGAAGAAGCATTAACAGAATTTCAAACAGCACCTAATACAAATTTAGCCAATCCAAGAAATTTTGGAGCAATTACAAATTTAACATCAATTAGTAGCGATACAGATTCTACTACTCCATTTGTACAATTACAATGGACTGTACCTACTGGATTAACAGAAACATTTGAAATATATGTTGGAGATAATATTAATGCAGCTATTGCTGATAGAGAGTTTAATATCTCATTTAGAACATCAACAGGTCCATTTACTGAAGGTGCAACAATAACACATAAAGTATTTGATTTAGATTTTACAGATACATTAGTATTTTGGGTAAGACCTATTAACCAATTTGCTAGAGGATCATTTTCTAATTCTTATAACTTTGGTGTATTTAGACCTAGTACTGGTGGTATTACTTCAGGGGTTTCTGGGATTATTGTTGACCCTAATGATACAAAAAATCCTTATGGTGTTGTAAACAGATTTACTCAAATTAGATATGGTGATAGCAATACTGGTTTAAATATAAGAGATAGTTTTGATCCAGTAGATGCTGTTCAACAAATAGGTTATACAGGTACAACAATTAATAATATTACTAGAACAGGTAATGCTGATGGTTCGGGATCTGTAACATTTCCTGCAGCTTTTAATTCAGGTACATCTGTACAAGAAGTTCAAGAATTAAGTTTTACAGGAACAAGAGGTAATGTAACACAAAAAGAGTTATTACATATTAGTTTAGCTGATGAAATATTAAATAGTACATCTAGAAAAACAATTTCAAATATTGCAGATTGGAATGCTACAGGATTTTTAACTGCAGATAGTTCAAATGATAGTGTTAAAGTTAATGATACTTTAGAATTAGCTTCATTAGTATCTGAAGGGGTATCAAGTGGCTTTGGAAGATCAGTAACTATAGGCACTAATACTATATATGTAATGTCTGATACTGAATTATTTTCATTTAGAAGAACTAATTTTACATGGGAATCTTATGCAAGAACAAATGCAGGTGGTGTTCAAAACTTTAATGTCTCTAGTATGGGAGATGATGTTTTATTATATAATAGTTCAACTACTGAAGGTCAAATATGGAATTATTATTTAATCCCAGCTACAACAGGGGCAACAGGGGGAGCACAGTTTAACTAATGACAATATTAACAACATTAACAAATTTTGATATTAGTAACAATATAGTAGATTCAAATGATAATATTATTGTTTGGTATAATGGGACTAAAATAAAATATTATCACAGATATGAACAAGTATCTACAGATGTAGAAACTATTAGTGGTGTTATTTCAATTAAGCTTCTAAGTGATACTAATGTAAAAATAACTACAGCTTCAAAAGTTAGAGAATTAATTTTAACAAGACCAGGTACAACAAATACATATACAATTACTTTAGATAGTAATTATGATAATACAAGTAATCCAATAAGAGCCTGGGAATTATCTTTAACAGATTATGGTAATTTAACAGATACTATGTCTTCAACTGTTGCAGGTACGGCTACGGCTATAGCTTCAGCAATTAATAACTTAACTAATTTTAGTGCTAGTGCAAATAATAATATAATCACTTATACTAATTCGGCTTCACAAATTGTACAAACAAGTTCAATAGATTTTAATGACTTTATTGCAACTGGTGGTGCACAATTTAACTAATAATAAAGGAAATTAAAAATGGCAGCAATTAGTTCTGTTTATGTAAACGCAGGAACATGGGCAGGGTCAGATATTATTACTGGTGTTACTATGAGGAATAGTTTAAATAATATTCATCCTATAGATTCTAATTCTGTTGTTGCAGTAAATACTACAAATACTCAAGTATACACTGATGATGGAACTGGAACATATGTATCACAAGAAACTTATTCAGATTCAGCTGATGTTATTGGTTATGGTAAAGAATTTATTTTAAATAATAATTTATATATTTATAATACTACTGAGCCTAGTTCAGAAACAAGATGGGTTTCAGGTTCAAATACTAAATATTCAGTAAATTTAGGATCTTTAGGATCTTTTACTAATAATATTTTTTCAAATCAAATTAATTCTATTGATGCATTAAATGAAATTAGGACAGCAATATTAGGATTAAATATAAACAATTTATCAGTTTCATTACCAACTTATACATCGGATATAAATCCTGATAGTGGTATTATTAATTTTGAAGGATATGAAATAATAGTTAATACGGGTACAGCTACAAATGAAATAACATCTTTTTCAATTAATGATGCTGGTGCTGATGGTACAAATATTACTGCAAATTATGAATATGAAACAGATGGTACTGGAACTTCAGCTGCTACAACTATAACTTTAACTGAGCCACATGGAACAGAAACATTAACATTAAGTGTTGCTGCTGATACTATTAATGATGATCAAGCTAATCAAATTGGAACAGATTTAATTGCATTAGTAAATAATAATATTGAATCCCCTAATGATTATTCTGCTACATATGATAATATTAACAAGAAAATTACATTTACATCAGTACAAGCTATAGATTCAGATGTAACTAAATTATGGACTGCTACAGTAAATAATGGATCTGCTACTGCTCCTGATGTAGGCGATATTGTTTTTGGAACATCATCAATTACAACAACAGGTGTATTAGGAGAAACATATCTTATTTCAGCACCTAATTTAAATACTAAAACTATAGGAAGTGATCCATTATTTAGTCAAGTTACATTTACTGGTGGAACAACACAAATATTTAGTAATAATTTAGATGCTACTGCTGCTGCTCTTGAATTTAAAAATGCATTAAATGCTTCTTTAAATGGATATATGACAGCAACTATAGATTCAGGAGATTCAAAAATAGTAAATTATACTACATCTATTCAAGATGATATTGGATTAGATTTTACTTTTTCTGATTCAAATATTACAAAAAGTATTACTCAAGGTATTTTAGGAACTACGCAAACTAATATAAATGATGCTGGTAAAACTAATGTTTTATTATATAAACCAGGAAGTTCTGTTGCTGATTTAAATAAAAATTATATAAGTTTTAATCCAACATTGCCTGGTGCTATAAATAATATATCAGATATAGTAAGTAATATAAATACATTAACTACTGATTGGATTATTGAAAAAGATCAACCAACATCTGGTCAAATTAGATTTACTTCAGTTGATAGTGAATATTATAATAATATATTTAGATTAATTGTAACAAATAATACTGCAACAGGTACAACAGTTGGTAATTTTTCAACAGGATCTGGTAATGCTTCAATTACTACATTAGGTTCATCTGTTCCAGATTATTATGGTTTAAGATCTGTAACTTTAGCTAATAAAGATGTCTTTTCAAATACTACAACAGATTATTCTTGGTTTGAAACTACTAAAAATAGTTTAAATACTATATTTCCAGGATATAAAGTAGATGCTTTAAAAACTCCAGAATTTGCTTTTGATGGATTATCAAATGGTTCTGCTGCATTAGTAGATGGGTTTTTTGATATAATAGCTAACTCAAATGGTCAATATGTTATTGATACCGATATACTTACTTCTAGTGAAATATCTAATATACCAGTTGATCAATCGACTAATACAATAAATGGATCTGAAATGGTTTATTATTCTACTAAATTATATTTAGCATACAGAGTAAACAATGACAGTGAAATTACTGGTTTATCATTAGGTGCTAATGATTCTGGTGCAACAATTTACACAAACCCAGGAACTACCTATACAATAGTAGATAGTAATAATGATACTTTACTTGCATCTTATATCTATAAATGGAATGGTACAGCTTGGGTCAAAGAAATTTAATTAACAAAAATATATATCTACAGGTATATATTTAACTCATAACTAACCTACAGGAGATAATATGAGAATATCAAACATACAACATTACTTAGGAGGAGCAGATAATATTATTGCTCGAGAAATATCTGAAGGTAATCAATTTTTACTATCAATAGAAGATGGCACTATAGATTTTAGCGATGCTGCTACTACTTTTGATATAGAAGCTGTTTTATTTGAAGCAAATGTTACAAGAAAAAGAGGATCTATAGTAATTGATTCATTAACAAAAGAGCCTACTGCAACACAACACAATTATACAAAAGCAGAATTAATACATAATACTGGTACTGCTGGTAAATTTG